TGGCAGAAGTGGCTTAGGGATTATGATCGCATGAAGTTTGCGTACACCAGTAATGTGTGGAATCCACGTCCGTCAGGGCTGTGTAAGAAACATTGTGTGGTGTTGAGTTGTCCACATAACGGGAGGGCATGATGCCATATACCAAATCACCTAGACCTTACAAACACGAATACGAGAAGCAAAAAAATCGAGGCGAACACCCCGATCGGATGGAACGCCAACGTGCGCGTAGAAAGATGGATGCCAGTTCCCCTGACAAGAATGGCAACGGCAAGGCCGACAAGCGAGAAGGCAAGGACATTGATCACGTTAAGATGTTGTCAAAGGGTGGCTCCAATAAGACGGGCGTACGTTTGCTGACACCCGCAAAGAACCGAGCACGTAATGGGCACAGCGTTCGTGAAGCAGGTGGTAAAAAACCGTGACGCCCTTGATCACAATCAAAGTTCCTGATGCCGTAGTGTATGGAAACTTTTTATCCGCAACCGAATGTGCTGAGTTGATAGCCCATGCCGAGGGGCACATGAAGTTCTCTAAAGTTGTTGACCGCGCATCGGGCAAGCCCGTGTTACACGAAGCCCGTACAAGTTCATCTATGTTCTTGAAGCGTGGGCAGAACGACCTTGTCACATGTATTGAGCAACGTATCAGTAACTTGACCGGACTGCCCGTAGAGCATGGTGAAGGTATTCAAATTCTGCGCTACGACGTAGGGCAAGAGTACCGCAAGCACTACGACTACTTCAACCCTGAGCGTGAGACAACACCACATCACATCAAACGTGGTGGGCAACGTATTGCTACGTTGCTGATGTACTTGAATACACCGGACGGGGGTGGTGCGACAACGTTTCCACATGCGGGTATATCCGTACATGCGAACGAAGGTAACGCCCTACTTTTCCGCTACGATACACCAACCCCTGCCACAAAAACATTGCACTGCGGTGAACCTGTTACGAGTGGCGTTAAGTGGGTGGCAACAAAATGGTTGCGACAATCAAAATTTGCTTGACGGCAATTCAATGATAGGTTAGATTAGAATTTAATAGAACGGCAGTCAGGTGTGAGTGTGCCGTTCGGGGTGTTTCTAGTTGATTGTTTTCAACCCTTTAACCGCACCAGTCAGCATGCGCAAACACTTTCGAGCGTAGGAACTGACAAGAGTAAGTTGGTATATCGAGCAGATTGGAGACCCCATTCTGCTCGATATGCTTTATAAAAAATAAGCGAGAACGAATTGGAAATCATAGATAACAAGGCATTGTTGTTGACACTGCGCAACCCGCAACGTGTCACTACAGTCATTCCGAAGAGCAAAGAACTAAACAACAATCAAGTTGTTGTCAAGTGGGGTTTAGACGAAGCCCAAGTTCTGCGCAACCTCAAGATCAAAGGGGTGCCTAGTCCCATCTTGGGACAGTACAACTGGCCGGGTCAGTACAAACCCTTTGATCACCAAAAAACAACGTCCGCTTTTCTCACCCTCAACAAACGTGCGTTCTGCCTAAACGAGCAGGGCACAGGCAAGACAGGCTCAGTCATTTGGGCGGCAGACTATCTGCTTAAGCAAAAGCGTATTCGACGTGTGCTAGTGATCTGCCCCTTATCAATCATGGACTCCGCATGGAGAGCAGACCTATTTAAGTTTGCCATGCACCGCTCGGTGGACATTGCTTATGGCGCAAAGAACAAACGTCAAGCCATCATTAACGGCGCATCAGAATTTGTAATCATCAACTACGATGGTGTTGAGATTGTGGCCGATGACATATCACGGGGCGGGTTTGACCTGATTGTTGTAGATGAGGCTAATGCTTATAAGAACAGCATGACGAAGCGGTGGAAAGTATTGAACGGCCTTATCAAACCCGATACGTGGTTGTGGATGCTAACGGGTACCCCTGCCGCACAATCCCCCCTTGATGCTTACGGCTTGGCTAAGTTAGTCAACCCCCAAGGTGTGCCACGTTTCTTTTCATCCTTTAGGGACATGGTCATGCTCAAGCTGACCAACTTTAAGTGGATGGCTAAAGAGAACGCAACAAACACAGTGTTTAACGCCTTGCAACCTGCTATCAGGTTTACCAAGGATGAGTGCCTAGACTTACCGGACATGACGTATGTCAAGCGAACAGTCGAGTTGACCAAGCAACAGCAGAAGTACTACGACCTATTGAAGAAGCGCATGGTGGTACAGGCCGCAGGGGAAGATATTACGTCAGTGAATGCTGCCGTGAACATGAGCAAACTCCTACAAATATCTTGTGGTGCGGTGTACACCGACACGGGCGAAACCGTTGAGTTTGACATTAAGAATCGCTATGCCGTACTGAAAGAAGTTATCGAGGAAGCAAGCCAAAAGGTGCTGGTGTTTGTGCCCTTTAAAAGCGTGATCACTATCCTGACAGACAAACTCAATGACGAAGGTATTAAGACTGAAGTAATCAGTGGTGATGTGCCTTTGAACAAACGCACCGACATCTTTAACAGGTTCCAAACCGACCCCAACGACACACGGGTGCTTGTCATCCAACCTCAGTCAGCCGCCCATGGTGTAACCCTGACAGCCGCAAACACTGTGGTGTGGTGGGGGCCAACTTCATCCCTTGAGACCTACGCACAAGCCAACGCCCGAGTGCACCGCTCGGGTCAGCGACACCCAACAACAGTGGTACAACTCGTCGGGTCAGGTGTAGAAAGACACGTATACAACTTATTAGATAATAAAATAGACGTTCACACAAAAATAGTTGATCTTTACAAAGAAATACTTGAATAATGGAGGAAACGCCACTATAATATAAATCCCAACAACCAAACGGAGAACGAAATGACAGAAGAAACAGCCAAAATACCAGTTGAAAAATTGGTCAAGGTATATTTGAAGATAAAGGCCAAGCACGACGAAGCCCGTATCGCCTACGAGGAAGGGGAGAAAATCCTTAAGGGTCAAATGGACAAAGTCAAAGCGGCTTTACTTGTGTACTGCAAGGAACAGAACATTGAGAGTGTGCGTACGGAAGAAGGTTTGTTCTACCGCACTGTCAAGGCTAACTATTGGACGAGCGATTGGGAGTCCATGCGTAAATTTATTGTAGAGCAGGGTGTCCCTGAACTTCTACATGAGCGTTTGCATCAGGGAAACATGAAACAGTTCCTTGAAGCCAACCCCGATCTGCTACCACCGGGTCTCAACGTGGATAGCGAATACACCATAACTGTACGGAGGAAATGATGACAGAGCCGTTTGTGCCAATCGAAGCGTTGGCTAAACACTTCACGGTCTCAGTCTCAACTGTACGTGCTTGGTTGCGTCAGGGCTATATCCCTAAAGATACATACGTAAAAATAGGCAACACCTATCGTTTCAATGTGTCCCAAGTGGTAGCCGCCCTTTCTAGCAAACCCAAGGACGACGTGAAGATGATTGAACCTGACATTGGACTACCCGTCCAACTTGAACTTGATTTTGAAACAACTGATAGAGATATTTAACCGGAGAACGAAATGAGCGATTTAACAATTTTTGGTAAGCCTAACAACGCCGCCCTTGCATTACTTAGCGGTATCGAAGACAACCTGACAAGCACCCTTGCGGGTAGCACAGGTAGCGGCAATCGTCGCATCTCCATTGAAGGCGGTGCATTCCGCGAATTCATTGGCGGTAAAGAAGTTCGCGTTAGCGAAGATCGTGCAATGAACGTTGTGTTGGTTAATGCCGCACCCGTATCCCGTATGTTCTTTGAGGGCGTGTACCAAAAGGGCAAGATCACAAAGCCAACATGTTGGTCGTCTGATACCCAACGCCCCGACTCCGCTGTTCCACAAGATCAGCGTCAGGCGTCATTCTGCAAAGATTGCCCACAACACGTGAAGGGTTCTGCATCGAGTGGTGAAGGCCGCGCTTGCCGATTCCAACAGCGTATTGCTGTGATGATTGAGAGCGAGTTGGGTAAGCAAGAAGTTTATCAAATCAACCTGCCATCAACATCAGTGTTTGGCGATGCAGAAGGTAAGAAGATGCCACTGCAAGCCTATGGTCGCTATCTCAAGGCACACAACACACATGCCATCAGCATCGTGACCGAGATGCGTTTTGACATTGACAGCGCAACACCTAAGTTGATTTTCAAGCCAGTACGTGCATTGGAAGAGCACGAGTTGAAAGCCGCCTTGGAGATGCGTGATCACGCTGATACTGTTAAGGCAATCACTTTGAACGTATCACAGATGGATGGTGTGATTCCTGCACCGAAAGCCATTGAAGCCGCACCTGCACCCAAGGCCACACCAAAACCTGCCAAGGTTGAAGCCGAGGAAGTAGTGGAAGAGCCCATCAAGGTAACAAAGAAGGCCGCAACCCCTGCGGCTGAGAAATCTGATATTGCTGACATCGTGGGTGATTGGGACGACTAAAAGATTTGGGGGGAAAGCCGTTTTATACTTTTTGAAAGCTTGTAGACGAGCGGTTAGTACCCCCACCTTTCGGTTATCTCATTCACTTTAACTATCGGCGGATATGGAAACTAAAACATTTTTGGAGGCAGTGTTGGGAGACGCTGGGTTCTACTGTGTCTTTGCGGGTCGTTTATCGGACGAACGCAAGGTGCAGAAGTTCTACAGTTCTCTCGACGAAGTTATCCATGCCGCCCACAATTTGGACAACGAAGGTTATGACGCTTATTTTGCACTCGGTACGTTTGAAGAGGCGGGGTCTCGTAAAGTACCCAACGTAAAACAACTTAGGTCGTTCTTCCTAGATTTAGACTGTGGGCCGTCAAAGGACTACGAAACACAGGCAGACGCGTTACTAGCACTACGCACGTTCTGCAAAACAGTAAGATTACCGAAGCCAACACTCGTAAATTCAGGGCGTGGTATCCACGTGTACTGGCCACTGACCGAATCTGTTTCACGTGAAACATGGATTCCTGTTGCGGAGCGGTTCAAAAGACTATGCCGTGAACACAATATGTATGGTGACCCTGCGGTTACTGCTGACGCGGCTCGGGTACTTAGAGTTCCCCTGACGCACAATCACAAAGACACCCCGCCGAAAGCTGTGGTGTTTATCGGCTCCCCTGCCGACCCAATCCCGTTTGAGTTGTTCTGCAACTTGATCGGAGATGATGAGGTGCCGCCCGTATCCAAGAAGTACGCACCCCGTGAAGCGGACGCAATGATGCAAGCCCTGTCGGGTAGTTACATCAGCCGCTTTAAAACTATCCTGATTAAGACTCAGGCAGGTAGCGGGTGCGCACAGATTGGCGAAGCGGTGATGAATCAAAACAACATCTCTGAACCACTGTGGCGAGCCGCATTATCTATTGCTAAGTTCTGTGTTGATGGAGGCAAAGCCATCCACAAGATTTCATGCAACCATGAGGAATACACTGCCGAGCGTACCGAAGCCAAGGTTGACCTGATCAAAGGCCCATACCTGTGCGAACGCTTTGATGAGTACCGCCCTGATGTCTGCACGAACTGTCAACATTGGGGCAAGATCAAGTCACCCATTTCGCTTGGGCGAGAAGTACAAGAGGCTGAGGAAGAAGATAACGTAGTGGTGCAAAAGCCGCTAGGTATCCACAACGCAACCCCTATTAAGTACAACATACCCAAGTACCCCCACCCGTATTTCCGTGGGAAGAATGGTGGAGTGTTCAAACATTCCAAGAACGCTGAAGGCGAAGACAAAGACGTCATGGTTTATTTCAATGACCTGTACGTTGTTCGTCGCTTGAAAGACCCCGAGATGGGCGAAGCGTTAGTGATGAGGTTGCACCTGCCAAGGGACGGGGTACGTGAGTTTACGTTGCCTCTGACTGCGGTAGGAACAAAAGATGAGTTCAGAAAATATTTAGCCTCGCATGGCGTTGCCGTCTTGAACGTGGGCGAGTTAATGGAGTACACAATGAGATGGGTAAACGAGTTACAGTTTACGGCTGAAGCTGACGAAGCACGTAGACAGTTTGGTTGGACAGACGACAAGGGTACGTCCTTTTGCCTTGGCAATATGGAAGTGTTCAAAGATCGCGTTGAGATCAATTCACCTTCAAGTGCAACTGCGGGTCTATTCCCTGCCTTCAACCCAAAAGGTTCGTTGGAAGAGTGGAAGAAAACCATGTCGTTTTACAACAAGGCCGGTATGGAGATGCATCAGTTCATAGTTGGTATGTCTCTTGGCGCGGTGTTGATGGAGTTTCAACCAATCAATGCGGCGGCGTTTCACATATACAGTAAAGGCTCCGGTCTTGGTAAAACAACAGCAATGTTGGCAGGTGCCTCGATATGGGGTGACCCTGAACTGACCATGCTTCAAGAGCGTGATACGTACAACTCAAAGATGAACCGCGCTGAGGTCTACAAAAACCTGTGCGTGTACATGGATGAGATGACCAACACCGCACCGAAAGACCTGTCTGACTTTGCCTACCAACTTCCTAGTGGTATGCAACGAAACCGCATGGGGCCTAAAGGTAACGTTGAGCGGGTACGTGGTAAGCCATGGAAAACTTTGTTTGGTACGACAGGTAATACCAGCATGATTGAGCGTATCGCGTTGTATAAGGCTCTGCCACAAGCGGAAGCCCAACGGGTATTGGAATACAAAGCCATACCTGTCAACTTTGAAACCAAGGAAGAGACAGACAAGTTCAGTGCCGCAATCAAGGAACACTACGGGGTGGCGGCTGTACCTTATCTCCAGTACATCATGAATAATCTGGAGCCGGTGAAAGAACTTGCCCTGACAACTCAACGCAAGATTGACATAGCGGCTGGCCTCAAAGCCGATAACCGCTTTTGGTCTGTCTTAGCATCACGTTCAATTACTGGCCTGATGTTGGGCAAGAAGTTGGGTTTGATTGATTGGCAGATCGCACCAATCGTGCAGTGGATTATCAAGGTCATGCAAGACGCACGCACCGACATGGCCGAGATGGGTGTTGATGTTGAAAGCATCCTGACAGACTTCTTGGCTGACCACTACAACGGCATCCTGCGTATCAAGAGTACGGATGATGCACGTAAACAAGCAACAGGGTTAGATCATCTGATTCACCCCGAAGCCGTACCACGAATGAACTTTGTGGCTCGGTACGAGTACGACATTAAAAGGTTGTACCTTCTGCCCAAGCCGCTCAAAGAGTGGTGCGGTAAACAACAGATCAACTATGGTGGGTTTGTTGATGGCCTAAAAACAGGACGCACGAAAGCAAAGAAGGAAAAGGTTCGTTTGGGTAAAGGCACCCATTCCAACTGGCCACCAGTCGATGCAATTACTGTGGACTGCTCATCATTTATGGACGATGAAACTGAGCAAAGTATGGCGACAACCGCCGCGCTCTTCCAAAAACAGGCTACACCTTGACGATCTTGCGCCCGATGGGGTGCGGTTTGTCCTTGATTGGGATAACTTCCCGATAGGTGGGTCTGTGTTTATACCATGTATAAACACCTTGGAGTGCGTGCGGCAGGTCTATGATATTACCCAAAGACGTTATTGGGTGGTGGAATACCGTCCCCGTATTGAGGATAGCAGATGGGGGGTTCGCATTTGGAGACGACTGTGATACTATTCCGACCGAGCAGGTTGCCTGTCTCCTTCGTTCTCCTTGTTGGAGTTTAATCCCCCGCCCTAAAAAGCGGGGGATTTTTTATTCCTCGTCTTCGTCGTCGTATTCGCGGATGTTGCGCATCAACTCAGGTCGCAGTGACTTGTTAATCGTAATGCCGTGGTACATCTCGGAGGTTGTCCGCATGTGCTGTGCCATGGAGTTATCGATTGTGTCAGGCGTAATCGCCGCAGTCGGGTGCTTCTTATTGAAGTCAAGCATTTTTTTCATCACACTTGCGCGTTCCTGCCCGTCGCCATTGCGGGTAGCAATATAGAAGTTGCGCAGTAATTTGGTGCGGTCTTCCATAGTCTTACGCTCAATGTTCTTAATCGAACTATTGATCTCCAACTGACGGGTGTATTCGGCAGGAGCAAAACCGAAGAACTGAGCAAACGTATTCCAATAGCCAAGGTCACCGGTAATAGGGTCACCACGCAAGGTGTTTGCACCCTCGGTTCCGAACCGGATAGCTTTTAGACCGTTACCAAACGCACTAGGTAACATCTGCTCAATACCGCGTTGGGTGTAGCCCTCGTTGATCAAGTTTAAACCACGTTCTACACGGCTTACTACGCCAAGCACAGGGCCACCTGCCTGCTCCATAATACTCAGTAAGACGCTATCACTTGGCTTTGTAGTGGTGTCGCGGAACAGCAAGTCGCTCAGACCCACACGATTGGCAATCTCTACGCCAAACACAGCATTACCAAGACCACTGTAGTACAACTCACCCATCCACTTACGTGCGGCTGTATCCATATCGTCGTCATCATCACCCTTAAAGATGTTGTAGACCATGGCGGCAACACCAAACATTGGCACACCGGATGCACCGGCAATTAGGGCGGCAGAGCCATAGATGCCAGCGATTTGTTTCATGGCGGCTTTACGGACTTCGGGGTCTTGGTCTTTCAACGCATCCCGTGCGGTCTTGAACAGCATGTAGTACATGGACACGCCGTAACGCTTGTACATGAAAAGAATTTTACCCAAAGGCCCTTGAGCAATACGCGGCGCAGCGGCGGCGGCTGTTCCACCATTGGTAAGTTCTGTTACGTACACCGCATAGTCAGCGGCGGCTTGCTGTTGTTTTTCTGTTGCAGTGTCTAACTTCTTATTGGCACCAATAAGTTTTTGTAGTTCCAACTCGTAAGCGGCAATCAGCGCAACCTGTCGGTTCATGCGTTCGCCATGATGGAATACAAAACCGGAAGCCGCGTTGACCTTAGTAAGCAGACTGTTATCTTCACCTACGTCAAGAATGTCGTAAACCTGTGAGCGGTTTAATTGACCACGAGCACTTGCTACTTTGACCAAAGTCTCAAGGTGTTTAAGTTTTGGTTCTTTGGAGAAGTCATAGTTGTCCATGGACGGGAAAGCCCTGACCTTCACCTTCTTCTCACCCTTGTCGGTTGGAACCAACATCTCTACTTCGCGGTCAAATCCACTGTTAGCAAAAATACGCGAGGCCCGGCCAATAGCGCGTGTTGTCTCACTGTATCCGTACTTACCACCTAAGTAGGGCATCACAACCAGCGGGACTTGCGCCAAGTTAACGATAGCTGACGATATGTTAAATCCAAGCGTCATGTTGAAGCCAAACGATGTGGCTAACTTAGACCACTGCGGTACGTTGGGGCTGATTGCATAGTCGATACGTGCATCCATCTCATCCATGTACTGCACGGCTTCTTCTTGGTTGCCTTGGCTACGGACATAGTCTTTGATTTCAGTGCGCAGTTGTTCAAACTTCTGACCATACTCCATGTTGGAAAGTTGACGAGACAAACTAAACGTCTTTGTACGCAACGCGCCGATTGCATCGTGCCTGTCAAAACCAAGTGTGCCTTTACGTCGACGGAATGACTGAGCAAACGATGTCTCAGGCAGGGTGTTTAAGAACAACCGCATCACTTCTTCAGTGACTTCAGCGTCAACCTTGTTGGCTTCCAACGTGCGTAACACCCCGTTTACAAATGATGTGGCAGGTGCGCGGCGGTAGTTAATTTGATTTGCGTTAGCAAATTTTTGAATGTCATCAGCTTTGGCCTTTGGGTCAGCTTTGAGTTCTTTGATTGCTTGATCACGGGCATAGTTAGTCTCGTATGCCTCGACGTAGAACTCTTTGTTGCCGTTGCGTGGGTCAACCGCGCTGTACGACAGCCAGTATTTGCCTGAACGGGTCAGCGGGAAGTAAGGCTCAATATTGCCACTTGCAAACAGGCGTTGATAAACCTCGGCCTTAATCTTATTGGCAGTGCCTTTGTCCTCGATAGCCGAGTCAATACGTGCGTCAAGTACATCCTTGACTTGTTCATACATCTTCTTGTACGTGTCACGCATCTGGTTGTACACAGAGTGACCGCTCTCGCCAAGAGTGCGCCAGTCGGCTTGCATGGCATCCCAAGCCTTTAACTTTTCCGCATCTTTGGCGTATGTAGCGCGAGGCTTGGATGGGTCAACTTGCTCTAACGTACTTGTATAGATGACGTTGTTGAGGGCGTCTAGCTTATCGGGATTGGTCTTTGCCCATTTCTCTACGCGATCGATGATTGGCTCAATGGATTGACTACGGGCATTTTCTGACCCTGCACGTTGTCCCACAAGCACATCCAACTTGTTTGCCATAGGAATGTATTTTTGTGCGACATCGACCAATGCGTTTAGCGGCAGGGCACTGCGCACAATGTTTTTAATTGCGTTAGGCGTAGTACCTGTGAAGAACTCGTTGATGCGGCCTTTCCACTCTGCGTTGATGTACGGCAGTTCGTGATAGCTTTGGCTTAATCCATCAAGTAGAGCACCGCCCTTACGCAATAAAGATATTGTTTCTAAATCACCACTACCAATGTACTTACCTTTAACGATTGCTTCAATCATGTAATCGGCAGAACTTAACGCGGTGTTAAATTCTTTCATTGGCATGCCTACTAATTGGCGAAGAAAATTTCCTACCGATCGCGTAAAGCGTTGAAGCGCAGTTATCTTCTCGCCTTTGGGATTGATAGCGGCTAACTTGGCTTGAAATTCAGGATTGCTAAACGCTTCTGCCGCAAACTCTTTTACGTTTTCTGTACCGTACGCCGTATCTAACGAATCTTTTACGTTGTTGTATAACTCCGTAAGTTGTTTGGTCAGCGGGTGCGATTTGTTGTTTAGGATGTTTGCGGTAGCGGCATGTGTTGACTCATGCAAGAGTGTCCAAATATCTAAGCCGCCAGTCGAGTTCAATAGAATAACGCGTTTGCCATTAAGCGACCCATACGCACCCTTGGCATCAACGGCTTCTGGTTGTTTTGTTAAGAACCGCTTAAGCATCCCAGTGGGATTCTTAGTTTCAAAATCAACTACTTCAACTTCAACCCCATTCAATACGTCAGAAAGACGCCCTGCAATATCCGAAGCGCGACCCATATTTTGATTTGCAATCATGCGAAGTGCGCCGACTAAGTTACCCGATTTCAGCATAGCAACGATGGCGGGATGCAACGGACGCGCGAGGGGGCCTACATCTTTGAGTAAGTCAACGTCCATTTGTTGCTCTATGGCACGTGTAATGGCTTGCTGTGCATTCAATTCGTTTAGGCGTGCAGAAGTCTTTACCTCACTTGTTATGAAGTAATACTGTAAGCGGTCGATCAGGGCCTTGCGATCGGCATCACTCAGGGAATTAAAGTATGCCTCAGCATGCTTACCGCCCATCCCGGGGACAAACGCTCCTTCTTTCCCAAACTTTGGATCAACAATTTGACCTGCCATTAGTTGGCTGTTGATCTCATTAAGAACTTTTGTTGCGTTCTTTTGGGGGTACATTGCGTTGTACATATCCGCCGCAAGGAAGTCGATGGCTTTGGCCTTGTCTTCTTTAGCCAGTGCGTCGTACATGGCAGAGTCTTTGACCACACCCTTTATTTCAGGCTTACCTTCGGGTTTACCTTCGGGTTTACCCTCGGGTTTAGTGTCAGCTTTGGGCGCAGTAGTAGCCTTGGGCGCAGTAGTAGCCTTGGGCGCAGTAGTAGCCTTGGGCGCAGTAGTAGCCTTGGGTTTTGTCTCAGGCTTTGTTTCAAACTTAGTTGTAGTCTCAGGCTTGGATTTGGGTTTAGCCTCGGCTTTTGGCTTCAGTGGAGTTGTCCCCACGTCTTTTCTGTCTGTAGTGCTTCCAGTAGGTCGCTCACCGCTTGCCACTCCAGTGCTTGTAGGTGCTTTAGTTCCTGTGGTATCACTAGCGGGTCGAACAGGCTTTTTCGGCTGTTCGCTTGGTTTATTACCTGCATCGCTAGTTCCAGTTGCTTTACCGGTATCTGCATCAGGGGTAGTTGGCTTTCGTGGCGCGGCATTTGTTTTCTCCTTAGTGGTGGGCGCTAAGACCTTACCGCGAGGGCCGAACATCTCGCCTTGTTTGGCTAGTCCACCAAAGGCTTGCATGGCAACACCCTCAATGGCTTGCTTGGTAGCGGGGGATAGGTTAGGGTTACTACGTACACGCACCAATACATCCGCAACTTGCGGTTGCTGTGCGGGGTCAGCCATGTCTTTGTTTAGTAACTGCTTGTAGAAACCTGATTGTTTAGGCAATCCGGTGCGGTCAAGAATCTCAGGCGTTAGTACAGTACCGAACGGAGCGGCTTGCCCCTCAAGTTCTTCATCGGAGAAGGCTTGCGGTGCGGGGCCTTTTGGTTTACCCATGCCCGGGAAACTAGGTTGTTCCTGTATACGTCCTGTTTTCTTTTCAGGAATGAGCGCTTCCATTGCCTGATTCTGGGCGGGTGCAGATGGCTCGACTTCGGGGGCCACAGGTTCAGCGGCTTTAAAATCTTCTGAGCGTTTGACTAACCCCTGCTCACGTTCTGTTAGTGTTGTGTTTGCGTAGCGTTGACGCTTGAGTTCGGCTTGGAACGCCGCTTCAACATTCTTAATGTCAGGGTTGCTAATCAGAGGTAAGAGGACTTGCAGTCTGCGGTCTTCGGTGGTTTTCTTTTCCTTGCGGGCAATAGTGTCGTCCAATTCGGCAAGGTCAGACTCAAACTTTAAACGCTCAGTCTCACTAGCCGTATCCTCTGCGGCCTTACGCGCATCGGCGGCTTGCTTTACCCTGTCAACTTCTTTCTGATTCTTTTCATCAGCAATCAACTCAATGATTTGTTGCTCTTGGGTGCGACCACCTACCAGTGGCAACTCACCTTGCCGCTCGTCCACTATTGGCGCGGCCTCATCTACCTGCTGCTCCCGGGGAGTCTTCGGTGGCAACACATCTCCAAACAAGTCAGGCTGTACTTCATCAAAGGTCTCTTGCAGCGCTGCTTGCTTTCCGCTCCTTGCAAGGTCACGATCAAACTTAGACATGCCCGCCATGGGGTCAGAGGAGCGCAGGTCTGCTTCACGCTGACGGGATTGGGCTTCCTTACTTGTCTGATACGAGTCGTAATCGGCGCGGCTTGTAATAACTGAGCCGTCCGGCATGATGACCGGAGTAAACGGTTGTGCGTCATACCCAAGCAGTTGTTGGGTTTGCGGTTTCTTTTCTTCACCTGCGGGCGGGGGTGCTTCTTTGTCCAAACCAAGTTGTGCGCGACGAGCCTTACGGCCAATGGTCATGTCAACAATCAAACTGGCCAACGCACCGACACCTGCGCCATACGCACCTTCTTCGCCAGAGCCAACGAGAATTTCCTGCTGTGGGTCGTACACACCCTTGGCAATTAAATTTTGTGCAACTTTTTGAGCCGCTTCTGTTAAGCCTTCAACGCCACCACGGGCGGAGGCGGTTACTAATAGGCTCTTATATGCTTTAATCTGTGGGGCAAGCAAGTCAAACAAACCAGTAGGCGCGCCGAGTTGTGTAGCCAAACGTCGTTCTTCACCTGTAGCGCCTTTGGCTTCGGCGGCTTGTCGGGCTTCACCTGCACCTGCGGCAACACCAAGACCACCTGCGACAACCCGAGCGGCTGGGCCAAAAGGCCCCAGTGCAAAGA